AGATTTAGAAGAATAGACAGTGAAGATTTTTTAACTGCGTTGATGTTACCAGTACAAAGATTTAGAAAATCAAATGTAAACAAAGTCTGGTCAGATAGTAGGAAAATGATTTAATGGTATTTTCAATAAGCGAATTTAAAAGTGCATTATATGGACAAGAACAAGCGATGCAAAATCGTTTTGAAGTTCTTATATTATGTCCTAAAGTATTTAATAACGAGAACGCAAGATATGTGTCAATGCGTTGTGAATCTTTTCAGTTCCCAGGCAGAACAATCTTATCTGCACCAGATGATAATATCTATGGCCCACCAAGAGAGATACCTCAAAATTTAGTTCAATTTGAAACAGTTGCTGGCACATTTCATTGTAATATAGATATGTCAGAAAAAATATTCTTTGAAGAATGGCAAAAGAAAATATACGAACCAGGCACTTTTAATATGAATTACTATAATGATTTTGTTGGTGAAATACTAATCAAACAAATATCAAGAGGTAGAAGTGCATCTATCCCAGGCAATGTAGTAACATTTTCTGGTGCAAAAGAAAAAGAAGCAAGTTATGGTTGTAAATTATTTGAAGTTTTTCCTAAATCAATAGGCCCTCAAGATTTAGCAATGGGTAATGCAGAACTACAAAAAGTTAGTGTGACATTCGCATATAGATATTGGGAAAGAATAGGTGCAGAACCATCTAGAAATTTAGATGATTATGTAAAAGCAAGTGCGACAGGCAAATATAATATAATTAGTCCAAAAGGTATAGTATCTGATATACTTGGAAAGGCTGGTGCAAAACCATCTGTCGTAGCAGGGAGTCGTGCAGTTGCAGATTTTATTTTAGAATAGGAGTAAATTATGGCTTTACCTAAGTTAAATACACCAACTTATGAGTTGAAATTAGATACATTAGATAGTCCGATTCAATTTAGACCATATTTGGTTAAAGAAGAAAAGATACTAATGATTGCATCAGAAACTGGTGATGAAAAAAGTATAATAAGAGCATTAACACAAATTGTTAAATCTTGTACTTTTGATAAAGTTGATATTGAAAGTTTACCAGTGTTTGATATTGAATATTTGTTTTTAAATATTAGAGCAAAATCAGTTGGAGAAGTAGTAAAAATTAATGTTACTTGTCCAGATGATAAAAAGACAACAGTACCAAAACAAATAAACATTAATGATGTAAAAATACATAAGAATGAAAATCATAAAAATATTATTGATATAAATGATACAATAAAAATTGTAATGAAATATCCTACATTAAAAGATGTAACAAATTTAGACACTAATAATACTGAAGAATTATTTAAAGTTATACCAAAATGTATCAAGTCAGTGTATGAGGGTGAAAAAATTATAGAAGATTTTACAAATGATGAAATAAATGATTTCGTAAATAATTTTAACAGTGGGCAGTTTAAAAAAGTTCAAGATTTTTTTACAACAATGCCTAAATTAAAACATGATGTGGAAGTAGATAATCCAGTAACAAAAGTTAAATCTACAGTTACATTGGAGGGTGTGCAAAGTTTTTTTTAGTGGCTCTTTCTCATACTAATTTAGAATACCACTATAAAGTTACTTTTTCAATGATGCAACATCATAAGTACAGTTTAAGTGATATTGAAAATATGATGCCGTGGGAAAGAGATATTTATGTTAATTTACTTCAACAACACATAAAGGAAGAAAATGACAAAATCAGAGAACAAAACAGAAAAAAAGTTTGAGCATGAAACTAAGTATTCAAAATATGATTTAGATGGTGATGGAGTTATTTCAGATAAGGAATTGGAAATGGATGAAAAAATGATGAGATTAGAGAATGAAGATAAGAAACAAGATGCACAAAGATATATGGCATGGTTTTCATTATGGGGTATGTTACTGTATCCTTCATTAGTTGTATTTTCAGTTTTAATAGGTTTAGACCAAGCTGCAAAGATACTAGGTGATATGGCAAGTGTATATTTTGTATCAGTTGCGGCGATAGTTGCAGCGTTTTTCGGTTCACAAGCACTAATAAAGAAAAAATAAAATGTCAGATTTAAATGCAATAAATCAAACACTTACTATTTCTAATCAAGAACAAAAAGAAAGAGATAGTAACACTCAAAGTAGAATCTCTGAATCTAGAGATAGAACTGTATCTGCGTTAAAAGATATTAAAGAATCATTGACTGGTGTTAAAAATGAAGTAAGCACTAGTAGTAATGAAACTCAGAATACAATACAAGATAATGCACCTCCACCAGTAAGTAATGAAGAAAAAAATGAGGGAAGAAGATTTTTAAAAGCAACATTTGAAAAAATTGCTGCTTTAAATAAAGGTTTAGGTGATACTATAAAAAAAGGTTTTAGTAAAGGAAAAGACGAACTAGGTGCTTTTTTACTCCCTGCTATTTCATTAATAAAAGGAATATTAATAGGTGGTTTGGTTTTTATATTTTTAAAAAAACTTCCAGATATATTAAATAGTCCTTTATTTGAAGAAATAATAAAGGTTATGCAAAATAAAATAATACCAGCATTGAGTTATCTTTATAACACTTTCATACTTCCTTTTGCACGAGCAATAGGTGAAGGATTAACTAATTTGTTTAGAGACATAAATGATGAATCGTTATCTGCATTTGATGTTTTAAAAAGAAACTTTGGATTTTTAACTGCATCTATAGGTGCTATTGCATTATTATTATATCCTAAAAAAGTTCTTGGATTATTAAAGTTTGCCGCAAGAAAGTTTGGATTAAACATAGGTAAGGCAGGTAAAGATGTTGATGATGTTGCAAAAAGAATGGGTGGTGCTGGAAAAGGTAAAAGAGGAATAAAAGGACTTTTGGGTGGTGTAACTAGATTTGGTGGTGCAATAGCGAGGTTTGCAGGCCCGATTGGTCTTGCAGTTACGGCAGCAACTGGTATAACTGGTGGTTTAACTGCCGCTTCAGAAAAATTAAAAGAAGGTGGTTCTGCTGGAGAAGCACTTTCTGCTGGTGTAGGTGGTTTTGTTGAAACATTATCTTTTGGATTATTTTCAGGCGAAAGAATTGCTGGTGGTCTAAACAAATTTGGTGATAGTGTTAAAGCTGGATTTAGTAAAATGGGAAGTAATATTAGTATGATGGCAGATAATGCTGGGCCCATAATAAACAATATGAAAGAAACTTTAGGTCAAAAATTTGAAGAATTAAAAAGTAATGCTATGCCCATGATAGAGTCGTTAGGTTCAAGATTAAAAGATGCCCTTGAAAGTTTTAAAAGTAAATTAGGTGGATTTAAAGATAAAGTCGTAGGATTTTTCAAAAAAGATGAAGAGAAAGTTAGAACAGACCCATTTCAAAAAGGTGAAACATTTGATACATCTGGTGCATCTATAGTAGAAGAAGAAAAAAGAGGTTTCTTTGGTAGTTTGAAAAAACATTTAAAAGTAGGTGGTGAAACATTTGTTAAAGATATGTTCCCTAAAGCACAAGATTTTAAACTTTTTGACTCAGCTGCACAAAAGATAAGAGAAGATAAAAAGATTCAAAAACAAGAATTGATGGATGCAGCATATGGTGCTGCAAATAGAGAAGAGTTTGCAAAACAAGTTGCAGCTGGTGTTCTCGCAACACAAGGTGCATTATCAGTTGACGAAAGTAGAAGAGCAAATTTTACATCACAAGAAGTAGATGAGTTAGCAAGCGCTGGGATTGATGTGGATAAAATAAATAATTTAGCACTAACAAATGAGTTACTAAAAGCAAGAGCAGCAGAACAAGTGAGTGGTAATAATATATCAACAAATGTAGTAGATAATTCTAATAGTACAACTATGGTTGATAATATAATATTAGACCCTAGAGTAAATGATTATAATTTTATGACTTCTGCGGCTTCTGATTATTAATATCTGAACCCCTTACAACATATATTGGTACTTCCTCACCATCAACTTCTTTATAACTATGTAAAACTACTTCACTTGTCCACATTCTTACTGGACTTTTGTAAGGCATTGAGTGTTTCCATTGTGCTCTAAACTTTGGCCATCTGTTCCATTTAAATTTTTTAGAACCCATAGTATTTTAGTCCTACTATAATTATTAATATAGCAACTCCTAAAAATACAAATCCACCAAATCCCCATTTAATCATTTCTTCTAATTCTCTTCTTTTTCTTTCTGCTTCTTCTTTTCTTTTTTTTCTGATAGATGCTTGGATGCGTAACAAGTCATTCCAGGCGTTCATGCCGTGTGTAGCGATGAGCCAGTTTCTCAACTCGTCTTCCATTGCTTTTGCTTTTTTTAATGCACCAAATGTTTCTAGTGCTTCTTCTTCTATTGAACCTACACCTTTTGATTTTGATTTTGCGTGTCCTTGGTGTATAGATTCATTCGCTGTCATCCAGCGCCCAATGTCCTTATACATTGACTCAACATCTCTACCGAGTTCAAATCCTTTTTTAATAGTCTTAAAAGCGCCTGTTGCAACTCCTAATGCTGTGATGGGGTCTAACATACTTCTCTCCTCTTAACTATTTATAAATAAAAAAAGGGGTGCATACATCGTACACACCCCCTTAAAAGGAGAAACAAAAGGAAGTTTTCTATGCTTCTTTTGCTAATTTTTGAAAGTAATCCAAACTATCATCACTTTCAGTAGAAGTTGTTTTGACAACATTATCAACATATTGTTTGTCCTCAACATCAACCTCTACACTGTCATTTAGTTCTACATCTTCAGCAGAACTAGATGGTGATTGAGTTCCAGTTAGAACATCATCAAGTCGACTTTTAAGTTCATCAAAAGTCTTAAAATTAGATGGTGCAGTAAACTCTTTTAAAGAATACTCTGTTTTCCAAACTTTATCTAGTTCAGAATCATCTTCATTTAGTTTTGATGGACTATCAAACTCTGACTTGTCGTAGTTCCAATATCCGTCAACCTTTCTGATTTTCAATTTAAAGTTTGCACCTTCCCAGAAATCAAATGGATTTACTGGAGTTTCATCTTCAAATTGAGGTTGCAAAGCTTCCATCAACTTATCATAAATCTTCTTACCATATCTGAATAAGAAAACTTTACCTTCATTCTCTGGGTGCTTTGGGTCAGAAACAATGTATATGTTAGAATAGTATTGTAGTTTTCTCTTTTGTTTTCTAGCGATTTCTTTATCACTTTCAACTCCAGAGTTCCACAGTTTACTATTATACTCTGATACTGGGTCTTTCTGGTTTAGTGTAGTGAGTGAGTTCTCAATATACCACTTACCAGTAGGCCCTTGAAATGCATGATTCCATAACTTTGCCCAAGGCATTTCTTCACCTTGTGGTGCAGGCAGGAATCTAATTACTGCATAACCATTACCAGATTTATCTAGTTCTGGTTTCCAGAGTCTTTCATCTACATATGATTGTTTTTCTACTGGTGCAGATTCTTTTTCAACTGCAGCCAATATTTTGTCTAAAGAATTAGACTTTTTGAGTGTATCTAATGACATATATTTTCTCCGTATGCTATTATATGCTATTTTATCTTCACTTAATCATAATATAGTATTATTTATACAACTAGATTGAACTAAATTTACAACCTGGTTGAACCAGATGGCCAAACATTTGTCCATAACTAATTGTTTTCACATTGTCATATTGAGACCATTCTTCTATTTCAGACTTGTCATCTATGACTCTGTAAAACTTTATTTTAGGATAACTCTTAAAATTATCCGTGTGTTGCTCTATCCAATTTGTAGGACTAACATATTTACAATCACTTGATATATAACAATCAGTATCTTTGTAAACATTATTAACAAGACCTTCTCTTGTCATATCAAATCCTAGTAAAAAAACTTGTGTAGTAAAAGATTTATTCTCTTCAATACCAACTCTTACTGCTGTCGGACCAGAACTCCAACCTCTGAATTCACCATCAAAGAATTGGTCTAAATCTTTTACTTTATCAAACTCATCAACCCATGTAATCCATAAACCTGCATTACCTAGTTTTTGTCTAACATCACCTTTTGGTAATCCTTTAAATGTTGATAGAACTTCTAATATTGTATCTTTAAATCTTTCTGGGTCTATACCATGACACACTAAAGAGGTACGATTACCTTTTTCATTTTGATGTAGAAACTTATCTACTGTATCTAAATCTAATTTTTTGAGTTGTTCGTTTAATTGTTCCATACTTGATTGTTCTAATCCAGTATATTGTAACATCTCATAAAATTGTTCAGGAAGTATTTTCCATTGTCTAAAGTAACATTTATTTTCTTTACAATAACCAGATGAATATATCTCATGCATCATTGCCCAATCTGTTGATATTAATCCATCTGGTTTGAAATCTCTATAAAGTGCATTACACCCATAGATTTTACCCCATTGTTTAAATTGTTTTAGTTCGATACCATCTCTGGACTCACCATTACCTAAAACAAAAATATTACTTTTCGGTGTCTGAAGGTCTTCCATCATAATCATCTGTGTACATATGTTTTTTCTTGAAGGCATGAATGTTATCAACTTCATTTATATCTTCAAGTTCGTCTTCTAGGTCCTCTTCATCAACTGATGCATCAGTATATTCTTTATCTCTTATTTCGACAATTTTATCAGAGTGACCTATACCAGCTAAAAAGTTAGTTAGTTTTTCGGCCAGTGCATCCATATCATGTTCTTCTATGACTGCTTCTATTTCAACTCTCTCTTCTTCACTCATTGTATCGTCTTTAATTTCATTTGTTTTAATGAAAGTATATCTTTGTTCCATTTAGTTTCTCCTAAATCTTTTATTTCTATGGAAAGATTTTTCATTCATTTCTTTAAGTCTTACTCTTAAAGAGTCTAATTGTTTTTGTAAATATGCATTATCAGTTCCTAAAACTTTAACTTGTTTTTCAAGACCTTCTAGTTTTGAACGATAGAAATCTCTTTCTCTAATCAGAGATTCGTTTGTTGGTGTCATAATATACTCCATTTATAAGATTAATAAGAATCATTTTATAGTATGATTTGTCAAAAGTCAATAGTCCACCATAATTATTTAATCTTTTTTTATGTGATGGCCATATGACATTCTCTTGAATCTTTTTATCCCAATCTTTATCAAATTCTAAAAGACTCATAAGAATTACCATTGTTTCAACACTTATTCTATTTGCTAAATAATTTCTTAACAATATAGGGTGTTGACCATTTTCTACTTTAAATAAACTGTTAAAATCATTTACTTGATTTACTAATATATCCATATCTTGTTGAAAATTATATCTTAAACTTTCAACTCTTTTTCGCCATGACAAATAATTATCTTCATTAAAAGAACCAATGTAACCTTTTTCTTTTACTAAAAAATTAGATATAAAAAAGTCTTTTACTTGTTCTTTGTATTTTCTTGCTACTCTACCAAAAAAGAATTTATCTTTTCTTTTTAAATAACTTTGTTTTGTTACAGTTGTTTTACCACCATACTTGTTAAAGTCATAATCAGAATTGAAATGTGCTTTAAGAGCCATGTATATCTTATATGCATCAAAAGCTTCCATAGTAATCATACTGGTAACTTACCCATTTTTGGTAAAAAGTTTAAATCTCTTGCGTTAGCTTCTATTTTATCTTTTAGTGGTTTTTGAATTAGATTTGTGATACTATCTGGTTCTAATTGATTTCTTGTACAATAGTCAAGAATAGCTTCCATGTGAGTAATCTTTTTTTCTTGAACTTGTTTTTCTATAAAAATTGAAAATGATTTAGGTGTCATAATATTAACTTCATTAAAAAAATAAGTGGGTGGTTTCAAACCTCTAGGGTATTATACACCACCCAAATATATATTTGTGTTTATTACTTCTCAGCACAGGCATAAGAATTGATTTCTAAACCTACTGAAATTTCAGTAATAATTGGTTTTGACCAAGCCATAGTTTTTCTCCTATTCTAGAATTAAGAGTGCTGGTTGCCCAACGACCGCAGCCCACTCAATGGCAGTTTCTGTTTCCAGGTACTGCCGAACCCATAAAACTATGCCGCTAGGGCATAATCTTGAGATGCAAAATTATCGTTTGCATTTATTAGTGTTGAACTATAAGGCGTTCACCCATATACTCCAATAGTCTTCTAATACCTGTCGACCCTACATTACCCCCTCATTCGGGTTGGTGGAGGTAGGCGGAATCGCACCGCCGTCCAGTCTATCGTCTTACTACCTTCAACGCATATTCTATATATCTATAAATTACATTTCTGTAAGTTATATGAATAAACTGTTATTTTTCATATACCAGTCTTTACAGTATTATAATACATATTTAACTCTTTGTCAAGTAGATGTAAATATTGATGTTTCTTTT